CTCTATCATCATTAGAATTATTTGTTTGTACTTCATGTTGTAACCATGAAGGAAAAAAAATCAAGGAATTTTCAACAGGTTCCCATTGTACGCTGTGAGCGAGGTGTACAGAAGCTTTTTCTGTTTTTGGGGGTGATAGTACCTCCGACTGTGGTTTAGGCTCTAGAAACACAATATTTCCAGATTTTTTTGGAGCTTTAAGATAAAATACACCAGATAAGTAATTGTATGGGTGTGTATGCACATTGTTTCGTGATCCTGGTGGGTTAATCATGCCCCACATACCAGTCATCTCAGGAACATAATTATGTTTAACATCAAGATGATTAAAACACTCTTTAGAGTATTTTAATATATCACCAACTAAAGGACGAAACTTTTTTATATCATATATTTCGTCATGGCTGTGCCAACCACCAACATTAGATCGTGGCATACCCATCTCATCTTTTTCTCGTAGTTGATAGATGCTATCAATAAGATGTTCGTGGCCTTTTAATTGTAGTGAAAATACAGGAGTAATAAATAGAGAATGTAAGTTAATCAGAGTTGTCCTTTCGTGACCTCTAAAAAACTTGCTATAATGTGCACCTGATTGGCAGCATTGGCTTGAACTTTAAGAATATCACTTTCTTGCAAAACTAAAGGTTGTGTCAATAGTTCTGTGGTTGTGTTTGTAGCAATACTCTTTGCTTTGAATACTTCAAAG